CCGGTAATCCTGCCCAACGGGACGCAGGTAATCCCGTTGGCATGGTCTCCGACCGATACGCAACTAACGCAGGCCCGAGAAATGTCGCGTGTCGACGTCGCGAACGCTTTCAACTTGGACGGTTATTGGCTCGGAGCTCCCGTCGCAGGGATGACGTACCGGACGGCAGGCCCGCAATACATGCAAGTCCTGCGGACGTCGTTGGAGCCGGTCCTTGCCGACTTCGAGGACGTATGGAGCTCGGCTTGGTTGCCGAGAGGGACCACTATCCGTTTCCGCCGCTCGCAACTCTTGCGCGACGACCTTGCCACGACTGTTACCGCCGCCGTTGCCGCCTACGGTGCGGGACTCATGTCGTTACCGGAGGCCCGAGTCGAGCTCGGCTTGCCGCCCGACATGCAAGGCCCGATTGGGCAGGGAGCCGATATCGCTACGCCGCCCGAGCCTGCCGAGCCGCAGGCCGACCCAATGAGCCCGCAGGAGGTTGCTCCGAATGCCTGACGTTGCCGAGTCCCGCGCCTATTCGACGACGTTGGAGCTCCGAGAGACCCAAGCCATCGGCAAGCCGTACCGCTATTTGGAAGGCCGAGCCGTCCCGTACGACGTTTGGGCGGACCTCGGATGGTTTATGGAGTCCCATCGAGCGGGCTCGTTCAAACGGTCGACGACGGGCCGCTCCGGCAAGTCCCTGCCGTTGCTCCTGTTCCACAACAACGCCTCGATGCCGATAGGCCACGCCGACCATTGGAGCCACGACTCCGAAGGCATGACGGGAGTCTGGCAACTCAACGACTCCGCCAACGCGCAGGAGGCCGCCCGCATGGCGGAGTCCGGAGACCTCCTCGGCTTGTCGGTCGGTTTCCAAGACGCCCGAGCTCCGCAATGGGAAATCCCGGAGGTATTCGATCCCGAGCTCGGTCCGGACAACAAGGCCCGCGTGACGCGGTTGGAGTCTCGGCTCGTCGAGGTATCGCTTACGCCGACGCCCGCATTTGCCGACGCCTCGGTAACGATGGTCCGCACGCGAGCTCGCAAGCCCGCTCCTCAACCTCGCGACGTTGACCGTTGGCGAGAAATCGTCGAAGGATTACGCTCCGTCTAGCAACGCCTCGCGATAGTCCTCCGCCGTCCTCCGCCGTCGAGCAGGCCACTCGGACAGGCCCGGATAGGCCCGACGTATTGCCTCGTTGGCTAACCGCCACCAACGGAGGAATACCGCCATGCCCAATCCCGTCCTAGAACGCTTCCGTACCGAGCGAGCCGAGCAACTCGCCAATATGGACACGCTCCTAAACAACGTCGAGGACCGCGACCTTGTCGACGCCGAGCGCAACGTCCTCGTCGCCTCCCAACAACGCATTGCCGAGCTCGACGCCCAAATCGAGCCGCTTGCCTCGTTGGAGGCCATGCGAGACGCCCACCGCGAGACGGTCGGAGCTCTCCCTCGTCCTGCCGACCACGCCCAACCGCGTCGGGCCGAGCTCGACAACCGAGGCTTTGACTACCGCAGTCCGGGCCATTTCCTCGTCGACTACATGCGGGCAAACTCGATCCTCGACCGCAACCAACGGGACGAGCAGGCCGCCGCTCGCATCTACCAAGCCCGCGCCGATCAAACGACGGCCGACACCGCGGGCCTGCTACCGACGCCGCTTATCGGTCCCGTCGTCAACCTCATCGACGCCAACCGTCCGCTTATCGCGTCGTTGGGCGGAGCCCGAGCGTTGGGCGGGATCGCGGGTACGTCTTTCGGACGTCCGAAGATCACGGTCCATACGCAAGTCGGGCCGCAAGCCGGAGAAAAGACGGCTCTCCCGTCGCGCAAGATGACGATTATCTCCATGCCGTTTACCAAGGCCACGCATGGCGGTTACGTCGACATTTCCCGGCAAGATATTGATTGGACGAGTCCGTCGGCTTGGGACATTCTCGTCCGGGACTTGGCGGACCAATACGCCATCGAGACGGAGACGACGGTTGCCGCCGACTTTGTCACCAAGGCAACCGGCACCAAGCCGCCCGCATTACCGGCCGCTCCCGTCCTCTCGGATTGGTCTCACGCGCTCTACACCGCCGCCATGCACTCCTACCAAGCCGCGCAACGGATGCCGACGCGCATTTGGTGCTCGCTCGACGTTTGGGCCGCGCTCGGCTCGCTCGTCGACGTTGCCCGCCTCGTTATGCCGACGTCCGGCAACTTGGACACCGCCGCAGGCTCGTCGTCATTGGCGGATTTCCGAGGAGACGTCCTCGGCTTGCCGCGTGTTGTGGCTCCGTTCCTGCCCGCCAAGACATGCATCGTCGGGCCGTCCGACCTCTATGAGGTTTACGAGGACACCATTGGGCTCCTGTCGGTAATCGAGCCGTCGATTCTCGGAGTCCAAGTCGCCTATGGCGGATACCTCGCCTTCGGCTCGCTCCACAATGCCGCTTACATCGCGCTCGACCTGTCCGCCGTCACCAATCTGCCGACGATGGTCGAGGCCGAGGAGGCCGCCGCCGACGACTCGACGAGCTCGACGAGCTCCAAGAGCTCCAAGTAACGGAGGCCGGTAGTCGATGGCGAATTGGCCGAACCTTGCCGAGCTCCGCAAACTCCTCCGGCTCCAACCGGACGCCAACGAGGACGCGGTACTCCAAACGGCTTTGGCCGCCGCCATCGACTACGGCAACCGCCGCCTGAACCTTGGAGGAGGATGGGTCGACGACGGCACGTTGCCGGACGCCGCTCACGAGGCCTGTCTCCTCCACGCCGCCCGTCTCTACCGCCGCCGCGACTCCCTCGACGGGACCATTGCCTTCGGAGAGGGAGGAGTTATCCGGGCCGGAGGCTACGACGGAGACGCCGAACGGTTGTATGCCTCCTGCGCGCCGATGGTATTTGGCTAATGGGCTACTCCCGTCCTACCGCCGCCGCCGCCGTCGAGGCCGTGCTCATCACGTTGGACGCGACCGTCTCCGTCTTTGCCGAGCCGCCGTCGACATTCAACGTCCCGGCCTACATCGTCGGTTATACGAGGAGCGTCGACTACGACTCGCCCGCCTTTGGCGTCGACGCCGGTCTCTTGCCCGTTGCCGCCGCCGTAGGAGTGGCAGAGATTGACCGGCTCGACGAGCTCCTCGACCAAGCCAAAAAGGCTCTCAACGCCGACCCGTCCCTCGCCGGAGCCGTCCACTCCTGCCGCGTCCGGACGCAGGAGCAAACAAGGCTTTGGGTTATCGCCGGAGCCGAAATCCTTGCCGCCGACCTACTCCTCGAAATCCAACAGTGAGGTAACCAATGCCCGACGCTCCCGAAGTCCTCGCCGGTACCGACCCGACGCCGCCCGCCGCCACGCCCGTCATCATGACGGACGCCTACGTCCAAATAGGGACCGCAAACCTGTCGTGCCTCGGCTTGGAGATTCATGTCGAGCCCGAAAACAAGCCCGTCGAGGTAATCACCTTTTGCGGAGTGAAGGATTATCCCGGCCCAACGAAATGGCATTTCAAAGCCAAGTTGGCGCAGTCGTTCGATACCGGCGCGACCGATGCCACGCTTTATGCCGCGTTGCAGGCCTACGTCTCGGCCGGGACGTTGGTCCCGATCAAAGTCCGCCCGTACAAGTCGCGAGTCGTCGGGCCGACCAATCCGTCCTTTGAAGGCAACGTGATCCCGCAACCATATGAGCTCTTTGGCGGTACGGCAGGCTCCGCGTCCGAGGTTGATTTGGATTGGATTTTCGACGCCGTCCCGTCCAAAGTCGTCGCCTAATGCCCGCCTCGACGGCTCCGACCGTTGCCGTCGTCGGGATGCGGGCTCTCCGCCGTGATCTCAACAAAGCCGCCGACGACGTCTCCTCTCCCGTCTATCGGGCCATAAAGCAGGCCGGAGCCCAAGCGGCCGAGCCCGTTGCCGCCCGAGCTCGGGCCGCCGTCCCGCGTGGCCCGGACGACCGCCTCTCCGGAGATATCCGCGTGTCCGGCACCAAGACAGGAGCCGCCGTCCGGATGGGCCGCGTCTCCATCCCGTATGCGGGATGGATCGAGTTTGGAGGGACGAGACCGGACGGCTCGACCCGCGACTACATACCGTCCGGCCGCTACCTCTTTCCTGCCGCCGCAGGCTTGGCGTCGACCTCGGCGGAGCTCTACTCGACCGCGTTGGACCGCATCCTCAACTCCGATGCCATATGGACGAACACGACGAGCAACCCGGAGGCCGTATCCGATGGCTAGCTACCGCGACGAGCCCATCGTTGTCTCCGAGGAGAAACCGCTCCGCGTGTCCGCCTCCGCTATGCGTTCGCTCTACAAGGCAACGGGCCGGACAATGACCGAGCTCCTCCAAGGGACCGACGATCCCGACTCCGAGGCCGACCGGATGCAAGCGGTTGCCTTCTTGGAGCTCCACAAACGAGCCGCCCGCCTCGGCCATTTGCCGGACGCCGGAGTCCTATGGGACGAGGCCGGAGACGTCGAGATTGATTTCCGCGCCAACGTCGACGACCGGGCCGCCGACCCTTTAGGTATCGGCTCCTCGACAACCTCGCCGCCTTCTGCCGCTATTGGCGGATGACTCCCGCCGACGTCGACGAGCTCGACGCCGACACCTACAACGCGTTCGTCCGCCATATGGAGCGCGAGGCCCGAGACATCGAGCGAGCCAATAGGAGACGCCGCTAGTGGCCGGTCCGTCCGTAACCGTCCGGATTCTCGGAGACCTCAAAGGTCTAGGCCAATCCCTCTCCGACGCAGGCTCCAAAGCCGAGGGAGTCGCCTCCCGCGGTACCGCCGCCTTCCGCTCGTTTCTTGGCGGTATCAACGCGCAAGGGACGCTCGGACCGATAGGCGGGATGCTCGACGGCATCGGCCAAGGCTTGGACTCGCTCGTAAACAAAGCCAAGGGAGTCGGACCGGCATTGGCCGGAGCCGGAGGAGCTCTAGCGGGACTTGGCGCAGGCCTGTCCGCGTTCGGCTCCAAGGACCAAGCCGCCCACCAACAACTCCAAACGGCAGTCGAGGCAACCGGCAAGTCCTACGACGATTTTGCGGACCCAATCGAGCAAGCGATAAAGAACCAAGAGAAATTCGGTCACACCGCCGACGAGACGCAAAACGCGTTGCAGTCGTTGACGCAAGCCACGCACGACCCGCAAAAAGCAATCGACCTCCTCGGCACCGCATCCGATCTTGCCGCCGCCAAACATGAGGATTTGAACACCGCCGCAGGCCAGTTGGGCAAGGTCTACAACGGCAACGCCAAGTTACTCAAAGAGTTTGGCGTCCATCTCGATACGAGCAAGGACAAGACGACCGCCGCCCACGATGCGACCGCCGAGCTCGGCAAGATGCTCTCCGGACAGGCATCGGCCAGCGCGGATACCTTCATGGGAAAGCTGGACGGCATAAAGGCCCATCTAGAGGACCAAGTCGCCATCTTCGGCCAGAAATACGGTCCCGCGTTGCAAGGCATCGGCATTGCGGTAATGACGTTGGGGAGCATTTGGACCGTCGTCGGGCCGCTCATGGGCGCGATGGCGTCGATTGCGCTCGGACCGATTGGGCTTATCGTCCTCGCCGTTATTGGGCTTATCGCCATCGGTTACGTCCTCTACCGCAATTGGGACACCATTTGGTCCGGTATCCAAACCGCCATCGGCGCGGTATGGGATTGGATTACCGGCCATTGGCCGCTCCTCCTCGATATTCTCCTCGGTCCCATCGGCATCGCCGTCAACCTGATAATCGACCATTGGGACGCAATAAAGAATGCGTTTGCCGCCGTTATCGACTTCATCCGCGACCATTGGGCTCTCATCGTCGGCTTTCTCCTCGGTCCCATCGCGTTGGCCGCAGGACTCATCTATACCTATTGGGACAACATCAAAGGCGGGGCGAGTGCGGCTGTCGACTTCATCAAGTCGCTATGGAGCGGGCTCGGTAGTGCCATCTCGACGGCAATGGCAGGCTTGGAGAACATCATTGCCGCACCATTTCGAGTCGCGTGGAACATCATTAGCGGGATCGTCGACCAAATAACCGGAGCTCTCGACCACATCAAAAACGCCATTGGAGACGTCGGCGGAGCGTTGTCCCATATCCCCGGAGCAGGCTTGGTTACCGGAGCTCTCTCCCATCTTGCGTCCGGAGGCATCGTCACAAGACCGACGCTCGCGTTGGTTGGCGAGAGAGAATCGGAGGCCGTTATCCCGCTCTCCCGTCTCGGCTCCATGCTCGCAGGAGGCCCGTCCGTCGTTATCGAGAACGCCAACTTCTCCCAAGAGCTCGACGTCGACCTCTTTATGCGTCGAGCCGCTTGGGTCGCGCAAACGAGAGCGATGTAATGACTTGGACTCCGCCCGGTCCCTGCGTCCGACGCGCATGGCTAACGCTCGGCTCGCAATCCATCGACCTCGACAACGAGGCCGGAGGATGGTTTTGCGTCGAGCTCGACCTCGGATGGCCGGAGGTACGAGCCGTCGTCAATAACCGTCCCGACGACGACGGGACCGACGACCGGACCCAATTCTTCGGAGCTCGGGCCATAACCGCGCATGTCGTCGTCCTCGCCGGAGCCGGAGCCCGCATCGACGACGTTGCCGACAACTTTGGCCCGTACATGGCTCCTGCCGTCCGGCCCGTCCTCCATTACATCTTGGACCGGCCCGGAGCGGCCGAGCGGACGATTGTCGTGCGCGCCTCCGGCTACCAATGGTCCGTTATCGGAGACTCCCAACGAGATATCCAACTTGCTTGGGTCGCGGCCGACCCCAACGTCTACGACTCGGTAACGCAATCGACCAACGCCTACGCAGGCTCGACGACTCCGTCCGGCCGCCAATACAACCTCGTCTTTCCGAGGACGTACCCAACGGGCGGAGGCTCCGCCACCATTGGCGACATTGTCTCCAACGGAGATTTGCCGGTCCAACCGTTGCTCCGCATTTACGGACCGATAGACGGACCCCGCGTCCATTTCGCTCCGCAGGGAGGCTCGACGGTCCGGGCGGACGTCAACTTTGCGTCCTCGTTCCATATCGACGCGCAACATTGGGTCGACGTCGACACCAACAACAAAACCGTTTACCGGGACTCCGACCCGGCCCAACCCGCATTCGCCGGTCTCAACTTTGCCACGACGGTCTGGCCGTACCTCCCGGTAATGCCGTCTTGGACCGCCATCCAACTATTCGGCTCCGGCACGCTCAACAACGTTACGCAAGTCGTCGCCTATTGGCGGGATGCGTTCCTGTCGTGACCACTCCTATCCCGGCCGGACGCGGACGTTGGCGGCTTGTCGCCTACAACCGCCAATTCTCCAACGCGTTGCCGACGCCGCTCGCCCAACTCGACAAGGCCCGAGGCCGACGGTTGGAGCAGAAACTCAACTACCCGGCCCAATTGACGTTTACCCTCGATGGACACGCGCAGGAGGCTCCGCTCCTCGTCGAGCTCGCAACCGACGTCGTTGCTTTCCGTTGGGACGAGACCCAAGGCCAAGACGTCGTCATGTTCCGAGGGCTCCTCGACCATTCCGAGGACCAACTCTCCGAGAGCTCGGCAACCGTTACCTTCGTCGCCCACGACTATTTGGCAATGGGCTCTCGTCGTTTCTTTACCGGGCCGCTAACGGGCGGATGGCTCGGCATGGACCAAGACGACATGGTTTACAACCTCGTCGCATTCTTCTCCTACCTAACCGCCGCCGATGGCGTCACCAGTTTTCGTCCCGGCTCTTTCGTGCCGCTGTTCGCCACCAACGTAAAGCCGGACGGGACGTCCCGGCCGACCAAGTCGGGCCAACTCCGGGACCGGACATGGCCGCCGCAAACCAACTTTCTCGACGCCATAACCAATCTCGGAGCCGTCATAAACGGATTCGACTTCGACGTCTCCGCCCAAGGGCCGAGCTTCTCCCTCGACTACGTCCGCGTGTTCTATCCCCAACAAGGGATCACGAGGACGGATATCGCCCTCGTCTACGGCGTCAACGTCGCGGCGTTGACCCGTACTGTCTCCTCCGCCGACTATGCCAACTACGTCCGGGAGGTTGGCAACAAGAGCTCGTCCGATCCCAACGCTCCGCAAATGTTCGCGGAGGCTTGGAATACCGACGCCAACAACGTCACGGTAAACCCGGTCGGCTTGTGGATGCTCGGAGACAACGCCTCCGACGTCTCCGTCCAACAAACGCTCAACGAGCGAGCCCAAGGCCGCCTCAACCTCGACGGTCTCCTCTCTCCGTCGTACACGTTGACGCTCCGGCCGAGCTCGTACCTGCTCGGCTCGCCCAACATGGGAGACACGGTCCCGCTCTACGTCAACGAGGGACGGCTCAACGTCAACACCAATGTCCGAGTCGTCGGTATCGACTACGCCATCGGAGACGACGGCAACGAGGACGTCGCGTTGACTGTCGGCCGAGCTCCACGGACGCTCTACACCATGCTCCGAGCCTCCGACCGAGATATCGACGCCCTAGCGAGGAGATAGCCCAATGACCCGGTACACGCCGCTATGGGAGCAACAAGGCTCCTACGCCGCCTCCATCGACCGGAGACTTATCGGAGCCTTGTGGCCTGCTCCGGCCACGGCAGGATGCGCGGTCACGGTTGCGTCCGGCATGACGGTAAATGTCGCGGCAGGCTCCGTGGCCGTCCCGAGCTCCAACAATACGGGCTCCGTGCTTTGTGCGTCCGATGCCGTCGAGCCCGTCACCTTGGCCGCCGCTCCCGGCTCCGGCTCCAACCGTTACGACCTCATCATTTGCCAAGCGCGAGGCAACGACTTGGACGGAGGAGCCAACAACGATTTCCTCTTTACGACGGTTACCGGGACGGCCGCCGCCTCTCCGTCCGTTCCTGCCGTCCCGCCCAACGCCGTCGCGTTGGCGCAAATCTACGTACCGGGAGGCTCCGCCTCCGTTACCGCAGGCAACATTGTCGACCGTCGAGCTCCGACCGTCGACCTCGTCAAGTCGCCACAAGGCCGCTTGGCCTACGCCCAAATAATCGCAGGGACGACCGCCGTCTCCGTCGAGACCGCCGCAGGAGTGTCCGTCTCGATAAACGTCCCGGCCAACCGTTACGTCCGCCTCGAATCCTATTGTCGAGCCATGAATGGCGCGGTAAACGGCTCCGCCTTCTACCGGATCAAAGAGGGAGCCGCCATCGTCAACGAGCTCCAACTCGCTATCAACGGAGCCGGAGCCGGAGCGGGATCAATCATGGGCCGGACCATTACGCCGTCCGCAGGCCCGCATACGTACGGGCTCTACTACATGGGCAACGGAGCCAACGCCTACATAACCGCCGACCCGACGTATCCATGCTGGTTAGAGGCCGTCGACTTGGGAGGTTTCTAGTGTCCTACTCATCCATTTTTGCGTCCGCCAACGATGCCGAGCTCTACGGGCGGATAACCGCCGCCGTCGCGCAGGAGGGAGCGGAGGCTCCCAACGAGGCCGCCAACCAAGTCCTTTGGCCTGTCGTTACCGCCTCCGATATCGAGGCCGCCTACGAGGCCGCTCTCGTCTCCGGTAATCCCAATCCGGGCGGAGACGAGTCCGTGATTACCGATCAAATGATCCTGTCGACCATCCAAGCGCACCTAGCACCCTAGGAGGCCCAATGTCCGAGACCGAGTGGCCGGAGCCTGCCGACGAGCCCGACGAGGAGCCGTCGCATCCCGCCGAGGAACCGAAGGAGCCGACTCCCGTTGAGCCTGCAACGCGTCGCGATCCCGAGTCCTAACTATTCGTCGCGTGGAGGCTCGACGGTTACGACAATCGTCCTCCATACCGCAGAGGGAGCCCGGACGTACCAAGAGCTCGGCAACTTCTTTGCAAGCCCGAGCTCCGGAGTCTCCTCCCATGTCGGCATCGACGACACGCCCAACGTTGTAGGCGAATACGTCCAACGAGACGGCAAGGCTTGGACCGCGGGCAACGCCAATCCTTGGTCCGTCCAAGCGGAGCTCTGTGCGTTTGCCGCTTGGGACGGAGCGGAGTGGTCCCGGCATCCGACGATGCTCGCCAATACCGCCGTATGGATCGCGGAGGAGGCCGCCGCCTTTGGCATCCCGCTCGTCCTGCTCTCCGCCGACCAAGCCCAAGACCCCAACGCTCGCGGCGTATGCCAACACAACGACTTGGGCTCGATGGGCGGAGGCCATTGGGACTGCGGACCGGACTTCCCGATCCAAGACGTCCTCGACATGGCCGCAGGAGGCCAACCGCAACCGCAACCGGAGGAGGACTCCGACGACATGCCTCTCCATCTCATTGTTGGCGACGAGCCCGAGTGGTTCGTTACCGACCTCGTCTCCAAGCGGTACGTCCAAAGCCCGGACGAGGCCGCCCGCATCGTTGTCCGGACCGTCGCGGCCGGAGGCCGCATCGAGCAGGACGGCAACAACGGTCCCGTCTACTACGAGCAGGCCGACGTCGACGCCATCCCGACTGTCTCCTAGTCGAGCTCCATGCGGCTCGCTCTTACCGTGGCAGGCTTGGCGCTGTCCCACGGAGCTCTTGCCGCGCTAGCGGCCTATCTCGGCTACCTCGCAGGCCGCCGCTCCTCGAAAAGTTCGGAGTGAAATCGGACACGCCGCCTGACCTGCGGAAACGTAGGTATCTAAGGTGCGTTTCCTCCCGGAGGTAAGCACCCTAGATACCTTCGGCCGCTAGAGTAAACGGATGGCTACCACCAAGACAGGGACCGCGCACCGCGCACGGAGACGCAAGCCCACAAGGCAAGAGCTCCTCCAATCTTTGGCCGAGTCCGAAGTACGGGCCGTCGTCGACGAGCTCGACGCATGGCATCTGTGCGACGAGACGAGCTCGACCGCCGCCTCCGTCCGTATGTCCAAGGACAAGGCCGGAGACGCTCACGGAGTCCGCAGGGAGGCCGCCGACGAGCTCCGCCATTGCCTCGCCAACGGCATCACGCTCCGGCCCGATCCCGCCAACGGCCTGCCCGTCTTTGTCGACAACAACGCCTCCGCCTCGACGTTCGGCAAGCGCAAGACCGGAGGAGTCTCCACTCGGCTCGCCTTCGGCCGCCTCCTCGACCTCATGCGGGACGGAGAGGTAACAACGCTCATCTTCACCAAGTCGGACCGCGTGGCCCGCGACCATGCCGAGCTCGACGAGCTCTGTGCCGTGGCCGACGACGCCAAGTTGCGCGGCCACACGTTGACGTTTCAACCGTTGACGGCATCGGAGCTCGACCTCAACTCCGCCTTGCTCCGCATGGTTGCCCGCATCCTCTGCTCGATTGGAGCCGGAGAGGTTGACCAAACGAGGGAGCGAGTCCTCAACGCCAACCGCGACCAACGGGACCGAGGCCAGTACGTCGGAGGCTTTGCTTGCATGGGTCTCGTCGTCGACAAGGCCGCCAAGGGAGGGCTCGCTTTCGACAAGACGCCCGTCGGCAACTCGACCGTCGTCGACGTTGTCCGGGACGCCGTCCAAGCCGCCATCGACGGCATCGGCTTTACCGCCATCGCTCGACGTTGGGAGGAGCTCGGAGTCCCTCGTCCTCGGGCCGACATGGCTTGGGACGCCACGCAGGTCCGGCAACGCCTCGACCGGCCCGCGTTGGCCGGACTGCTCACCTACCAACCGCCGATGGACTCCCAAGGCCAACGGCAGGAGCGTTACGTCTACGGCAAGGGAGAATGGACGCCGGTCCTGTCCCGAGCCCAATGGGACGCCTTCCAAGGCCGTTTGGCTCGCAACCGTCAAGGCCGAGCCGCTCCGATCCGGTCCCGCTTTACCGGGCTCTTTGTCTGTCCCTGCGGAGGCTCGCTCTACCGCCACAAAGGGACTTGGGCTTGCATGTCCGGCAAACTCCTGCCCGGAGAGGCCAAGGACGGTCGCCACGGTTGCGGACGTAACCGTCTCGACGCCGCCGCTACCGCCGCCGCCGAGGCTTGGGTCGACGACCAAGCCGTTGCCCGCCTCCTCGCTCGCAACGTCGGGACCGAGGCTCCGTCCGCCGACAAGGACCGGCTCCGGTCCGAGCTCGACGTCGAGATGGCAAATATCGCCATCTACGAGGAGGAGCGGAGCCGCAACGAAATGGAACATGGCGAATACAAGCGGCTCCGTGGCATTGCCGTCCGAGCTCGGGACCGTTTGGAGTTGGAGCTCCGCACCATCGAGGCCGAGGAGCTCGGACGCAGGACCGGAGTCGACGGTCTCTTGGACGTCTCGTACGAGGAGCTCGACGAGGCCGGTAAGCGCAAACTCATCGAGGCCGCTTTCGACAACGGCATCCTCGCCAAGCGCGGAGACGTCCTCCGCCCGCTCGACGAGACCGGCAATCCCGAGACCGAGGAGCAGGCCGCATGAGCCCTACCGAAATCCGAGCCCAACTCCGCTCGTTGTTTGCGGAGGTAAACGGGCTCCGAGCCGTCGACCAAGCCGACCATGTCCGGCTCGGAGCCGCCTGCGTCGGTTTGCGGGACGCCTACGTCTCCCTCTTGGAATACGAGAACGGACGGGACGACGTCCGCCGCATCGACGGAAACGGGAGACCATGAGCATCTTCGACGAGCGAAAAGTCCCGGCCGAATGGGCGCAATGCCGAGGAGCCAACCATTGGTTGGAGTGGATACCGAGCGAGCCCGGAGCCCGCTCTCCCGGCATCGTCCCTATTTGGTGGCGATGCCTCCATTGTTCGACGGAACGCAGAGACGAGCTCGACGCCTCGACGTTGGAGTTGGTACGCCGCCGCTACGTCTACCCGGACGGCTATTTGAGCTCCAGCTCCAATGGCGAGCGTCCGTCCCGAGCGACTTGGCGAGCCGCCTATCTCCGAGGCCTTGGAGCGATAACCAACGCGCAGGCCGCCAAGGCCCGCCGTTACCGCAAAGAGATTTGGGAGGAGACCGGACAATGAGCGGGGAGAAACTGCGGAAACTTGTCGAGGAGGAGCGGACGCTTGTCGGGCCGCCGCCGCCCGATTGGCCTGCCTCTCGACGGATGCGGCACGCCATGTTCAATGGCGGGACGACCGTCGACGCTTGGGCAGGAACCGGGCTCTACGTCACCATAAAGGGACTCCGAGACCTCGGCTTTACCGTCGTCAAGGACGGCCGGACCTACCACGCCTCCGCCGCTCGTCGAGGCCGTCCGCCCAAGCCCAAGCCGGAGCGGACGCCTCGCAAACAACCGTTACTCAAGCGGAAAGTCGAGCCCGCTCCCGCCACGCCGCCGCCGCTCGGAGCCAACGTCGTTGTCTTTGCGCTCCTCGCCCACGAAGGAGACGTCGTCGTCGGCTTTGCGGAGCGAGACGGCCGCCAATGGTTCGCGGTCCTGACGGAGCCGCCGTCGTAGCTTGTGGACTTCCGCTTTCGGTTTTCCACAGTGTTTTACCGATGCATTTGCCGGAGCTTGTTGGGGACAAGGCCTAACCGCAATCCGTAATCCCCAAAAGTCTCCGTTGTTGTCCACAAGGGAGCGGGATTAGGCCGCCGTCCGATGACGGAGGTTACGTTGCCCGCTCGCCACGCCGACCAAGGAGCCCGTCTCCACGCCGCCCGTATCGCGGCAGGCCTAACCGAGTCCGAGCTCGCCTCCCAACTCGACTCGACGACGACGAGCTCCGTCTCCAATTGGGAGCGCGGCCACTCGCAACCGCTCTACTGGCTCCGCCCGAAAGTTGCGACCGTCCTTGGCGTCCCGTATCACCGGCTCTTTATCCCGGAGGAAGTGGCGGACGGACTCCTCATCGGTCCTCGACGTCTCCTCCTCACCGCCCACCATTTGCACCGCCACGCCGACCGTTGGTACGTGGAGACGGGCCGAGGAGCGGAGCGGACCAACGCCCAATGGCTCGCCAAGGATTGGCTTGTCGAGGACGCCGGACCGGGAGTCCGTAAGTCCCGCATTTGGCAATTGACGTTGCCGGGAGAGGACGTCCTCGACGTTCTCCGGGCCGACCAATGACGGCCGAGGCCGACGCCGCCGCCGAGCGAGAGCTCCAACGCCAATATGCGCGTTGGATGGCCGACACGCGTCTCCGAGTCGAGCGAGTCGGCAAGCATTGGGACGTCCATTGCTCGGGATGCGGGACGCGTCTCACGTTTGGAGGACCGGAGCTCAAAGCACGCGGACTCGCCATCGTCAACGCAACCGCCCGCCCATGTTGCAACTTGTGGATTGTCCCGCCGCTCCGAGGCCGAGAGCCAAACGAGAGCTCCGGCTTGGAGGGCGCCCCATGAAAACGGAGAGCGGTTACCGGACACGGCAGTACGGCAAGAGCCACGCCTATTACGGGCCGGACGGGACCAAGTTGCCCGGAGCGTCGACCGTCGCCAAGGTCGCCAACGATGGCGGAGCGTTTGTCGTAACCGCCGCCAACAACGTGGCCGATTGGGCCGGAGACCACAAAGACACGTTTGCCGACATGAGCCCGACGCAAGTCGCCAAGGCAGGCAAAGAGTATTGGCAGGCCCATCGTTGGGACGCCGCCGCCCGCGGGACCACCATCCACGACCACGCCGCCGAGCTCCTCGCGGGCAAAGACGTCGACGTCCCGGACGAGGACGTCGGCATCGTCGACACGTTTCTCCGCATGGCAAAGGAGTGGCAACTCCGGCCCATGTACGTCGAGGCCTTCGTCCTGTCCAAGCGTTGGCAATACATGGGCCGCCTCGACTGTCTCGGATGGGTCGACGGAGGCAGGCCCGCGCTCCTCGATTGGAAAACGGGCCGGTCCGGCATCTACCCGGAGACCGCGCTCCAACTCGCGGGCTACCGCTACGCCGAGCTCATCGTCGACGAGGAAGGCAACGAGCTCCCGATGCCGGACGTCGACCTCGTTGCCGCCGTATGGCTCCAAGACGACCGTTACGAGGTTGTCCCGCTCGACGCAGGCCGGGAGACATGGCGGACCTTCCTCTACGCCGCCGAGGTTTGGCGGTACATGCAACGAGACCGGACCGAGCTCGTCCTCGACCCGATCACGCCCACGATGGAGACCGTCCTATGAGTCCGAGCGGGCAAGCCATATTGGCTACCACCAAGACGAACCTGCCCGCCCGGAGCCCCAATTATGCACAGTGGAGAGACTCGCTAGACCTCGCCAACGAGCTCGCCAACGTCGAGGGTTTCGTACCCAAAGCCCTGCTCGGCCGCCCGCCCGCCATCCTCGCCACCATCCTCGCCGGAGCCGAGCTCGGCTTGGGTCCAATCGTCTCTCTCCGGTCCATATGGATCATCGAAGGCAAGACGACACTGTCCGCCGAGGTTGCCCGAGCTCTTGTCTACGCCGCAGGCCACGAGCTCGACATCGAGGCATCCGACGCCAAGGCCGTTGTCCGAGGCCGCCGTCGAGGAGAGCAACGTTGGACCGAAGTCGAGTGGACACTCGACCGAGCCCGCCGAGCCCGTCTGGCCGACAAGCAGGTTTGGAGGCAGTACCCGCGGGCCATGCTCGTCGCTCGCGCCTCGTCCGAGCTCGCCCATATGAAGTTCGCGGACGTCCTCGCCGGTCTCGACATTGCCGAGCTCTACGTCGACGACGAGACCGAGCCGGAGCCGCCGAAAACTCGAGCCAATCGCCGCAGTCTTGCCATGCCCGCCCAAGCCACGGAGGAGCCTCCCAACGCCTCTCTGCCGAGCTCCGCACCCTCGCAACCCCCATTGCGTCCGGAGCCTCCCTTGCCGGGAGAGGGAGACATTGGCGAGGCTCCTCCGCCTCCGCCCGAGTCGGAGCTCGATGACCCTTTGCCTGTCGACGTCGAGACTCCCGACGCCGACGTCGTCGAGCTCCGCTCGGGACTCCCGCAAACGCAACTCCGCCGTCTCCACGCTCGCATGTCCGAGACGTTTCCCGACGCCGACCGGCCGACAATCGACCGGCTCCGCCACGCGCTCGTTGTCATCGTCACAAGGCAACGGCCGGACGGGCCGGTCTCGTCGAGCTCGGACCTAACTGCCGAGGAGCTCGACCGTCTCGACCGCCGCCTCGATTGGATACGGAACGGAGCCATCATCGTTGGCGAGCGTCCCGACGGCATCGTCGAGTTTCGCCAAGGCTCGGCTTGCTTTGCCGTCAATCCCGAGCTCCGGACCGTCGAGCAATTCGACGAGACGCCGTTCTAATGACTTGGCGCGAGAGGGCTTGGGCCGCCTTGGCCGACCTTGCCGCCACCAACGATGGCTTTACCGCCGACGACCTCCTCGACCGCGTCGGGCCGCCCGACGACAGTCACTCGCCAAACGGCTCCAACTCCGCTATCGGCTCCCTCTTTCGCCAAGCCGCCGCCGCCCGACTCATCGAGAGCGATGGACGCGTTGTCCAATCCCGCCAACCGCACCGTAAAGGCGGAGCCGTCCGCGTATGGCATGGCATCCAACGCCAAGGCCGCCTCCTGTGACGTCGAGCTCCAAGCGCAAGGGAGACAAGGCCGAGGCCGAGATTGCCCGCTACCTCTCCGACCTCACCGGATGGGACGTACGTCGCGCCTACGGAGCCGGACGGCCCGACGACCGAGGAGACCTCTCCGGCCTGCCGTACTGCGTTGCCCAAGTCCGCAATTGGCCGTCCGATGTATTGGGAGCCGAGCGGACTGCGCTCCGGGACGCCAAAGAGCAGGCCGCCCGAGTCGCCAAGGCATATTTCCCGGTCGCGCTCGTCCGTCATCCGGGCGGAGAATGGGTCGCGGCCATGAGCCCGACGACGTTTGCCCGCCTCCTGTCCATCGCCGCCGCTTGGCTCGACCGATGAGCCTTTGCCGCAACGGTTGCGGACGTCCCGCCGATCCGTATACACGCGGCTCCTGCCTCCATTGCTACAACCTCGCCAAATACGCGACCGAGGCTCCCGTTTGCATTTGCGACGAGCCCGAGCCCGACGCCATAGGCGAATGCCAACGATGCGGACGTCCGTACCGGACCGACCTCATGGCCGCCCGAGCTCGATGGCGAGCAACGCTCGATGGATAACGACGAGCAACGCGACTACGCCGAGGAGCAATACAACCGAGAGCTCCTCCGGTCCGAGCGGACGCGTCCGCTCTCCGTACGGCAAGCGCAGGCTTGCGAGGACGCCGAGACGTCCCGTTGCCGTTGCCGATGCAACGGAGCGTTGCATGGAGCTCGACGCGTCGAATGGGTCGGAGCGTTGCCGTCCGATGACCCGCACCATCCCGCCAAGGCTTGGCTCCAACTCCGGCTCTTTGACCTCGACCATGCCCGAGCGTCCTAGGTATCCGTGGCATGTCATCCGCCGAGGCCGACCCATCGAGGCCGACGACCAAGGCCGCCGTTTCTACCGAGACGAGCATGGCGAGCCCGTATGGGAATGGCCCGACGCCGACGTCGAGGCCGGAGAGCCGCTCATCCAATGGGAGGAGGCATTAGCAAATGCCCGAATACGAGAGTCCCTACGAAAAGGCCGCCGAGGGACTGTCCGCCGAGGACTTGGGCCTAACGCCTAACCGTCTCCCGCTCTCCAAAGTCAAACGGGACCGAGTCCATTGGCTTTGGCCGGGACGCTTGCCCAAAGGGAAGTTGGTCATCCTCGACGGAGACCCCGACGTTGGAAAGTCGACGTTATCCGTTGACCTCGGAGCCCGCCTCACGACAGGGACGCCGTTGCCGGACGGCTACGTCCCGGACGGACCGACAAGCATCCTCCATTTGCAAGCCGAGGACGGGATCGCGGATACGGTCCTCCCGCGCCTCCTCGCGGCAGGAGGAGACCCCGAGCGTTGGATCGCGCTCCAAGGGATGCCCGATATCGACGAGCTCGGACGGCTCACGTACCGCATGGCCGAGCTACCGACCGACTGTCTCGACCTCGGCTCCGTCGTCGAGCGGGACGGCATAGGGCTCGTCATCATCGACCCGCTGGTTGCCTTCCTCGCGGATTGGGTCAACTCCCACAAGGACCAACAAATACGTCGAGCGTTGGCTCCGCTCGCGCAAATGGCCGAGGCAACGGGAGTAACCGTCCTCGCCATCCGCCATTTGAACAAGAGCTCCGACGCTCCCGCGCTTTACCGAGGAGGAGGCTCGATTGGCATTCTGGCCGCCGCTCGTCTCGTCCTCATTGCCGCCCACGACCCGGACAACGAGGGACGCCGCCTCCTCGCCTCGCTCAAATCCAACGTGGCACCAAAGGCCGAGACGCTCGCCTACCGCATCGTCCCGAATGAGCTCTACGACTGCGGAGAGATTTCTTGGCAAGGGACGTCGAAGCGGAGCGCGGCGGAAATCCTCGCCATGAGCGCGGCAACGTCCGATCCCGACGAGCGGACGTCCGTCGAGGCCGCCGTCCTATTTCTCATCGAGCTTGTGCCGTACTCGCCGGAGGAAGTCGACGCCAAAGACGTCTACTCCGAGGCCCACCAACAAGGCGTCCACGATCGGACGTTGGAGAAGGCCAAAGCCTTGCTCGGCATCGAGTCGCGTCGCGTCGGAGGAGTCGCGGGCAAAGGCCATTGGGTATGGAGCAGGCCCAATCCCGACGAGCTCCTCGACAGCGGAGAGTGAGATCGAGCCGCCTAAGGTCGCAAAGCAAGGATGACATAAGAGCAGGCCAACGAGCAGGTCTTATGTCATAGGTGCTTTGCGACCTTAGCGGGGCTAATCCTACGGAAAGTGAGCAGAATCATGCCTAGGCGTACGGCTACCGACGTCGCCATATCCATCCCGATCCAATCCAATGTCCGCTACGCCAACGAGCTCCTCGACCTCCTCGTCGACGTCGGGCCGCTCACAAGGGCCGATATCCAACGGATACTCGGATGGTCCGAAGGACGGTTTACGTCGGCTCTCCGGGCCGCCCGCGACGTTGTCTGTCCCGAGCTCGGGATCGCGGTCCCGCAAGTCACTCCGCCCGATTGGCGGTACGAGGCCACCATCGAATGGGCTCCCGTCGAGGCAGGCTCCTCCTACGCGCTCGGCCACGCCGAAACTCGGCTCCGCTCGATACGCCGAGACGTCCGCATCGTCCTCCCGCACCTACCCAAAGGGACCGTCGAGTGGCGGAGAGCCAACTTCCTGTCCAAACATCTCGACCATTTGCTCGGAGGCCTGTCGGAGATACATGGGACCGGAGAGCTCGATGACTAGAGGCAAAGAGGCCGTCCAAGCCGCCAACCGTCGCGAGCAAGCCGCCCGAGAGCTCTGCCGCTCGCTAACCGACGAGATTGCCGAGGCCAAAGCCGAGCTCAAATTGGAGCGAGCCCGCAACGCCGTCCTCCGAGCCAAAACCGCCCGCCTCGACGAGCTCGACCGCCAAGTCGACGAGGACGAGCTCTTTGCCGACGCGTTAGAGGCTTGCCACGCGTGGAAAGCCCAAGCCGACGAGCATCGAGCCCGCCAACGGGCCGCCTGCCAAGAATGGCGAGAGAAACTCGGTCCCGACGTTGCGCGCCTCGTCCGAGGGCTCGGGATGGGAGACGCCGACCGGGCCGAGCTCCTCTTCCGCCGCTATCCCGCCGTCCTGTCCTACCTCTTGGGCCGAGACCTCGGCAACGCTCTAGTACGTCCGTACGCACCAAAGGCCGACGTCAACGCTCGACGGCAACTCTCCGACGACGGACTCCGCCGCTTCCAACGCGTCATCGGAGCCCGAGCAACATTGCAATGGGCCAAAGACCGAGACGCCGCCGACGTCTACAACGACTTGCTCGACGCCGTAAACGTAGGCTTGGACGCCGAGGAAGTATTGGAATACATCGGAGCGAAAGATGCCTGACGTTGCCGCATGGATAACCGCCATCGGAGTTGCAGTCCTCGCCGTCTGTCGAGCAATCGACTTCCTGCTCCGCCGTTGAGCCCGCTCGTATGGGGACTGCTCATAGGTGGCACCTTGTTCCTGCTCGGTACATGGCTGGCACGCCGATGAGCGATAACTATTGGAGAGCCATGCTCGTATGCGCGGTAGTCGTGGCCGTCGTACTGCTCATCGTCTACGCATGAGCTCGACCGAACGCCGCCTATGGCTAGGCGCATACCGAGCCCTAGCCCATTGGGTACTCCAACGAGACCGCTACCAATGCCAAATCAAAGGCCCACGTTGTACCGATTGGGCAACCGAAGTCGACCACATCGTTGCCCGCGCCGATGGTGGAGACGACGTCCCGTCCAACATGAGAGCCGCATGCAAACGATGCAACGGCTACCTCTCCGCCCAACGCACCAACGCCGCCCGATGGGGCTACAACAAAACGCTCGCTCGCTATGACACGCGCATGTAACCGCCACGGATGGCGTCTCGTTTCTCCCCTTCGTTTTTGGTGGAGGCTTGCTAAGCATCCCGATCCATCCGTCCGAT